GAGTGATGCGAGCATGGGGATCATCCCCGAAAAAAGTTGTGAGAGTCTTTCCGTTCTCGGGGCACCAATTAACCGCAGCTTTTTCGGGTGCCTCAGGATTCAGAGTCGCTTTGATATCGCCAAAGGGGCCAACATTTTGTGTCTCCGTCAACGCTGTGGGATAAATGTCAAGCCCTTCAGGCGACATAGAGGCAAATCGCATCTTTTCAACTGCGGCCTCAATCTCAGAGCGGATAGGACAGAAAGTAACTCCTGTATTACCGATGCCACTTCCTGCAGAGTGAAGACCAACAATGGAGTGGGGCTTGTCCCACGAGATTGCAGGAGAGGAACAATTTCCAGCCGCTGAAGGCGAACTCAGCGTATGTTTTGATCCACTCCAAGATCCACACAGTCCCTTGACTGAGTAGACACCATTGTTGTACTTACTATGCGGAAACGTCAAATTGCCGTCCTCGTCCCTAAAGACCATAGAAAACGCACACTTGTGGTTCCTGTGTTCAGGGAAGAAATCAACAACTTGAGGCATCATCGGACCAGAGCTGAGTTTCAGGAGAACATGATCACTTTTCTTACCATTGATGAGTATATCTACATTTTTTACAATATGGGTCGAAAATTGTTCTCCGAGTTGGTCAGCCTTCTTCCAGAAGTAGATTTTGGCTTTTTCAAGGTCCATCTCCTGCATCTTCTCCCAGGAGTGTCCAGCAATAATGCTCAACTGGGATGAAATAAAGAAAACAGAACCAATACTTTTCTGCCAACCACTTTCCATACGGAAGCGCCATACACAAGAAGCCATGCGAGAGAGCGCTTGGGTCTTTGTCATGGTCATAGGACGACCGAAAGGTGCAGCTTTTTGAATCGTCGCGCGATCCCACTCAGAACCTTCCTTGTTCCGAGATTCGATCTCTTCGAGACTCTTGGGCTGCAAATTTCCTTCAGCTTTGATACCTCTATTCTCAAACATGCCCCGCATCGACAAACATACCTTGATGATGACGATAATGGAGCTGAGGTACGCAACACCTCTGAGAATAGGATTCACATCTATATTCGGACGGCAACGTCGCCGAATGTCTTCTGTGACATGTCTAAAAATAGCTCTGGCAATACCAATACTGCCAAGAACAACAGACACTAACAGCCACAGGGTCCAGACGAACAGACCCATTTCAAAAGACCAGGCGAAAGAGAGATAGAAAACTATAGCACTCAACGAAAAATCCAATCAAGTACCACAGTGCTCGCATCTCAGTCGTTCCGAACTGAATGTGATTTCCTCCAATAATGAAGGCCAAACCAGTTAACGCAACCAGTCCCAAAAATGCTTCCAATGTTGGAAAGAGGGACGGAAGGTTGAAGCGCAGCACCAGATTTGTAAGCCAATACATTGACTCGTGAAGACCCGAAGTGGCGAGGTGTGATAACATCGCTGCTGATTCGGGTACAACATCCTCTGTGACGTGCTTGCACCAACCAAATGCTTTGGGTGCGAAACACTCGGGACAGTGTTCGGTGATCTTCATTCGTGCAAGATTACCGATGTAACGTGTCTGTCGCGTGTGCTTGATTTGGATTTGGTTTGCGTAGTATTTCAAATATTCCGGAAATGTAATGACGGGACCATCATTCACC